CGCGCTGGCCGCGCCTGCGGCTGCCGCGCCGGCTGCCGAGGCCGCCAGGGCCGGAGCCGTTCTGGCGACCAGGAGTGCGGTCAGGGCCTCTTTCGCGGCGATGACCGCGCCGACGCCCTTGACGAGCTTGCCGAGCGCCATCAGCACCGGGCCGAGGCCGACGGCCATGAGGGCCGCGGTCACGATGAACCGCTTCGTGCCCTCGCTCATCTCCGAGATGCGCTGGATCGCCGGCGTGACGGTCTCCCGGACCCATCGGGTCAGGACCGGGATGACGATGTCTCCGAACTGGAGGGCGACCTCCGCGCCCACGCTCCCCAGAATCTTCAGCTGACCCTTGAGGGTGTTGAGCTGCTTCGCGGCCATCTTTGTCGCGGCATCGGTGCCCGTGATCGTGGCCTCGTAGTCCAGGAGCGCGTCTCGCCCCTTCCCGATCAGGGCCAGCATACCCGGGCCGGCCTCCTGGCCGAAAAGCGCCACCGCCTGCTTCGCCGTGATGTTCCTTTCGGCCAGCAGACCGACGATGTCGGCCAGGCTCCGGAACTGCGGGTCGATGTCTCGGGCCGTGAGGCCTAGCTCGGCCAGGGCTTCCTCCGCTTCGCGGCTGACCTTCATGAGTCTCGTCATGGCTCCGCGCACGATCGTGCCCGCCTGCTCGCCCTTGAAGCCCGCGTCGAACAGGCCCATGAGGGCAGCTGTTGTCTCTTCGACGGAGTAGCCGAGTGCGTTGGCGACCGGGCCGCAGTAGCGCATGGCATAGGCCAGCTTCTCCATCGTCGCCTGGCTGTTGCCGATCGCGGCCGCGAAGACGTTGGTCACCCGGGCCGCGTCCTGGGATTGCAGGTCGAACTGGTTGAGCGTGGCCACGACCATGTCCGTCGTCTGGGCCAGGTCGGTCTGGGTTGCCGCCGCCAGGTCCAGAATCGGCTTGATCGCGTTCCCCATCTCGCCGACCTTCCAGCCCGCCGAAGCCATGTAGTACATCGCGTCTGCGGCCTGAGACGCCGAGAAGGCCGTCGTCGCGCCCATCTCCCGGGCGATCTGCGTCATCCGGGCGAGTTCCTCCCCGGTCGCTCCGGAGACGGAGGCGGCGTTCGCCATGCTCTGCTGGAAGTCGGCTGCCATCTTGATAACCGCGCCGCCGGCCAGGGCGATCGGGAGGGTGAGGCCGAGGGACAGCTTCTTTCCAGCGCTCTCGAGCCGGTTGCCCATGCGCTCGAACCCGGCCGCCCGGTCCTCCGCCTTCTTGAACATGGCATCGGCCTGGCGCATATCCGCCTCGAGCTTGTTCAGCCGGAGAGCGATCTCTGCGTAAATCGTGCCGAGCTTCAAGGCCTCACCCCCCTAGAGCTGATACTCGTCCTCCGCTGGGCCCGGGTTGTCGGCCGCGCTCTGGGCCGCCAGGACCGCGACCTCGTAGCTCGCCGCCTGATCCAGCCAGAAAGCACGAAACCCCGTCAGGCCGAGGTAGCTTGACGGGGCTCGGCGCCAGAACGCGGCGACCCGGCAGAACTCGGGGAAGCCCGGGCCTCTAGCGAAAAAACTGCAGCTCACTGATGTCGCCGGAGACCCAATCGAAGATAGCCAGCTTCTGCCCGATGGTGAGCGGGCGGATGGCGACTATCTCGTCCCAGGTCGGCTCGAGGAGCGCCTCCTTGCAGACGTTGTCCAGGGACGGGGCGAGCAAGGCCGCGGCCTTCCCGTCCAGAGAGGCCCGGATCTCGTCCGCCGTCTTGCCCTCCTTGGCCCCCTTCAGGGCGAGGGCCATGAGCGGGTTCACCATGCCGGACCCGAGGATGTAGGGCGTGACGTCCACCGGCTGGACCTTGACGTTGATGACCGTTCCGGGCCGGTAGCCCGGTATGGCGATGATCGCCGCCTCGGCCTGGACCCGGATCTCATCCAGGGTCGTGACCGCCGCCGGCGGGGTATTCTGCGTAGAATGCTTCCTCTGCGTCTTGGCCATGGCCTACGCCGTGAGCAGGACCGGTAGGTCGCTCACGAACTCCTTCCGGTAGAGGCCGGCCGCGCCGCTGGGGTTCTCCAGGCAGGTGATGCGAATCTCGGGGACCGCCCAGGCGCGATCCTCGAGGTTCTCGTTGCCGAACGTCGCCCGGCAGAAGTGGCAGGTGTACCGGGTGTAACTCTCGATCTCTCCCCGGCTGCCGTGAGAGGTCGCGTAGACCTCCAGCTTGAAGTGCGGGGGCTCCTGCTGATCCTTGATGGTCGGAGCCTCCCACCCGGTCACGCGGGTGTCGGTGCCCTCGACGCCCTCCACCAGTGCGCCGCCGGCCAGGGCGAGGATCGCCTCGGCGTCGAACCGGGCGTCCTTGAGGACCAGGGTGAGCCCGACGACAACGTCCGGATCCTCGACGTGAGCCAGGATCTTCCCGCCGCCTCGAAGGTCGTCCTCGGCGCCCTCGACCACCTTCACGTCATAGGGGACGGACTGGATGGTCCGGATGCCGTACTGGGTCCCTCCGACGGTAACGGTTCCGTCCGCGTTAAGCGGCGTCAGGACCGCTCCCCGGACCCCTCGGATGTAGCCCTTCTTGATCTGGGGTAGCCGCGCCAATGTCATTGCCTCCTTCCGGGCTCTTCGAGACGACGCTCAGGCCTGTCGTCTCTAGGTAGCCGTTGCTTTGGAGAACCCGGCGCAGGTCGCGGGGGAGGTCTCCCTTGACCTCCTGCCCGGCTTTGAGCCGGTATTCCGTGTCTTCGTACACCACGATCACGCTTCGCTTGGCCTTCACCATCACACCCCCTCGGCCACGGCCGCCGCTTCGAAGCGCATCAGCCGGCCGATCAGCCGTTTCTGCTCGTCCTGAAAATCAGAGCCAGCCGGCGAGGCGACCTGGAGGTAGTAGGTCCGGCCATCCGTTGCGTCCGCGAGGGTCGCGTCGTCCAGGGCGTCGACAACCGCCTCTCCGAGGGCGTCCAGAGCCGAGAACGTCGTTGGGTCACCGTAGAGCCGGACCTCGACCGGCTGGGTTCCCAACCGGCCGGATCCGACGGCCTCCGGGAGCTTGACTGTGGCGTAGGGCCGCTCTGCGTCAGCCGGACCGAGGAGAGCCTGATACACCCGACCTCCGAGGCCCCCGACCTCCGTCCGGAGCCGCACCACGACCGCGCGTCTCAGCACCGTCTAACCCCCCTTCCAGACCTTCTCGAAGTCCCGGAGCACCTGCGGCGCGAAGGCATCCCTGGTGGGACCCAGGACCGCGTTCTGGCCGTCGTTCGCCAGCTCGAGGAAGACCCCGTACTCGACGGAGTGCCCGAGGACGACGGCGATCTCGTCCGGGGTGGTGACTCGTGGGGCACCGAACAGGCCGTTGAGGGCGTTGTTGGTCCGGTTGACCCAGTACTTGCCGCCGCGTTGCTCGTCCTTCATGTGACCCTCGAGCTTGCCAGCCCAGAGCCGCGCCATGGCCACCGAGGCCGCCGTCCGGCGCTCGGCCCAGGCCCTCATGTTGGCGCTGATTTCCGCTGCGCCCTCGGCCACCTAGCCCACCTCCGCCAGCAGGACGTGATAGCCGAAGATCTCGCCCTCGTAGGCCCTCGGCATGACCCGCAGGGCCCGGTATGTCCGGCCGATCACCGTGCAGGTGTCGGTGACCCTGCTTCCGGCCTGGACGTCGGCTTCCGGCGGGGCCAGGAGCCACCACGAGGCCACGTGGATCCGCCCGGAATCGTCGACGAACTCCTTGGTCGGGAACCTCGAGAACGGTATGAACCGGCCCTCGAAGGGCGGGAGGGTGCTCTTGGTCTCCGACCTGCCTCCGTCGCCACCCTCGGCGTAGCTGACCCGTTGGATCGTGACGGTCACGGGGTTCAGGCCGATCAGGTGCTTGGTCGATAGCTTCAGGGCGTCGATCGCTCTCACAGCCGCTCACCCGTCCGTCTCGTAGAAGGTGGGGGCATCGACCTCGAGGAGCAGGGAACCAGCCTCGCCCTCTTTCCGATAGCGCTCGGCCATCTGAACGCAATGGTCCCGGTAGTCCTTGAGGGCGACGAACCGGTGGCGCTCTTCGCCGCCAGCGGTCTCCTCGATCCCCCCACGGTTCGACATGGCCCAGGACGCCTTCAGAGACCATCCGGCGGAAGCGGCCAGCGTGATGCTAGCGGCCTCCTCCAGGAGGGTGTCGATCTCGCCGTTGCTGAACCGGGTGTCCGCGTCCGAGCCGCCGGCGGGGATTCTCTCGTCCAGCAGGGCTCGGAGCTTGGTCCTAAGGGCGTCCGTGGCAACCATGTCTTATCGCCTCACTTGTCTTCCGTGGGCTTATCCCGGCCCGGTGTGGCCGGGGGCTTATCTCCCGCGGGCTTGCCCCGGTCCTGAGCGGTCTGGGGCTTGGTTTCCGTGGGCTTCTCCTGGCTCTGAGTCGCCAGGGTCTTGCTGCCCTGGAACCGGGAACAATCCCTCTCTTCAGTCAGGTCGCTCGGCCGCCAGGTCCTCGCGGCGAGGTCCGGGTGGCAT